CATCTATAAAAATAGCAGCTGCAGTAACAGCACCTTCAATTATAACATTTGTACCAATTACTACATTTCCATTACTTGTGTATATTCCAGTATTACCTCCAAGCATAAAACCATCATCTTCCCAAAAGTTATTTTCATCTATTTGAAGTTCAACAGCAGTGAGGGTTCCTCTAATTGAAGTATTTGCGAACTCCGCATCGCCATTGCCAAAAATTGCCCATCCAGAAACATTGGGGGAATAGTTATTGCTTTGAATTACCTGATTGACAAGAACCACATTGGCATTAAGAAGATCGCCTGTGATTGCTCCGGCTGATATTTGGTCAGCCGTAATTGAATTAGCGTGGAGTGAAGTTGCTGCCAATGTACCAGCAGCAATAGTGCTTCCAAGAAGTGAACCTGGAAGTAGTGTTAAACCGGCTGGAGTCAGCACTGATTGGGAAACAACTTCGCCTATGGTCTGTACAAAAGATTGATAATGCTCTAACTGTCTTCCGGCCCTTAACGGTGTGGCAGATGTTATAAAATCCCATTCCCAATCCCATACAGAGTATTTAGAAAAATCAAGCAAGCTTGAACTTTGACCATCGTGATTATGACCACCAGCGGGGTAAAAAGATATTCCAGCTTCGCCAATTGCCATTAAGAAACCTGCCTTAATATCATTTGTTGACTAAAATTATCACCAATTGATCTACTATATGATATCACCCAATAGTCCGTGTTTACAATGCCAAGAGATGTTAGATTAGATATTCTAACCCGATCTCCTAATTGAATTTTTGGAATTAAAATAGTATTTACATTTATTATTGGAACCGGAATTTGTGTTTTCTCAATAATAAAATCTGCTATTTTTTGAGCATGAACTGCATCACTAATAAAAGTGCTTTCAATGGTTACATCTTTTAATCCAAATTTCTTAATACTATCTGCAATTGATGTGGTTTGTGATTTAATGTCACTCTTTTGATCTTCAATTTCAACAGCAATTCCGGCAATGGATGTTGCATATGGATATTGAGTTAATCTATCTACGCCTGATAAAAACACAATTCTGCCATGATCAACATTTTCTGATGCAGCAACAATCAACTCCGCCCCATAAGAATATGGAATAAATTTGTGAATCTCTACTAAATTTGGCTCTTCTATATCAATTGCAGTAATAAAAGGAGATCTAACATTAAAGGCCGGCACTTTTTGATATTGGACATCGTAATACTTAACTTCTCTTATCTTTAAATAATTTAAAGACCCATTAGCGTGATAAATACTGTGTGCGGCTGGAGTTGTTTGAAAATATCCTCTTTCAAGGGACATAAACGCCCCGCCCCTTCTTTCATTATATTTAATTATCTCATTATTGATTTTAATATATCCAGCATCTGGAAATGGGATATTTGTATTCAGACCATCTTTGTATTCACTATAATACGCAACATTGGCATTTGCTGTAAGATTTGAACTTAGAAGAACCGCCGTAACGGTTGTATCATCATCGGCTACCCAAAGAGCCTGCAATCTGTTTGTTGCCTTTTGCAAGTTTGATATGGGAACAGTAACTTTATTGCACTGAAGCTGGACCGAATATGACGCATCAATAATATTTGTTGAATCGCTCATATTGGCTTGAATATTAGAATGTTGTTCTATGCTTGGTTCAAAAAATCTATAATAATGTTCATAAATAGCATTATTAAATTCATTTATGTAAACTCTACCTAGTTCTGCAAAAGTTATATCATTAAGTAGTTCTCTTATTGATCTATCATTGCCATATAGAAAAGCAAATCTAGTTAACGGCTGAATTTTGGCTTCAGCATATCGATTTTTAATATCTTTTATTTTTAAACATGTATTGTAAATATACAACTCGTCAACCGTAAAACTTCTTATTGTTACGGGCGCTGACTCACCAGTGTTTGCAATATAACTAGCCCCTCGACCCCCAATCGTAATATCTCCTGTAAAACTAATTGGGGTTCCTGTAAGGACAACATTTGATTTCAAAGCCCCATTAACATAGTAAGACATTGATGTTCCATCGTATGTGGCTGCGATGTGATGAAATGTATTATTCTGAAGAGCGATATTGGAAGATACCGTTTCGGTAATTACAGTATTACTTGATAGCGTCTTAATTTTAAACCCGTGTGATGTTGAATTGCTGTACAATTCAAATCCGTTAGTTGGAGAAGAATTTGACCAGGTGCTAATATACTCACCATCATCACTAAATGAAGAGTTACTAAATTTACCAAAAAACTCAACAGACCATTTTCCGGTATAAAGAGAGGCATTGCTGTTTGTAAAATTATAACTTTCATGGTTTGGAATTCTTATATAGGCATTAGATTCCAATAGAACAGATTTATCAGTAGATATGTTTGAACTCAAATTTAAACCACTTGCTTGAGATAGTTTTGGACTATTAATATAAATACCGTTATTTCTCATTAGATATGCATCAGCTGTTGTAAAATTATTTGATCCATTCCTAACCCCAACGCTGTCCTTGGGAGCAATTGTGGCACATTCTGCCGCTGTAACAATTGCTTCTGTGGCGGTCGCTGTTATAAACTTATATAATGCTATAGAAAAACTTGATGAGCCAGCCGAATTATTGTATGAATGATAGAATTCAATTCTAATTTTTCTTGGGACACCCGCTGTTAAATTAACAGTTGTACTTTGCAGCCTGGTATTTGCTTCATGCATTAGAAATTTATTTAATATTAAAGCATCATCTAAATAGACTTTTACACCACCGCTTTGAATATAGATTACAATGGCTTGGTTGCCACTACTTCTAGGAATATAGTAGCCATCAAAAACGCCATTATAATAATCAATATATGTATTGTTGTCTTGACCAACAAAAGAATAATTTGACAACTGTAGAGCATTAGCTGCGCTTGTAGAAATATTTTTAGACAAATTTACATATGTTGGACTAACAAAAGTTGCTTGCCCTAGAGCAAGATCTAGTTTTGTTAAATCTTTATCCAACGCATCAGCCAAAATATCTTTAACCGCAATAGTATTTTTTTTGTTAGTCGGCATTCCCCAAAATCTTGCCCGGAGCCCAGATGAAGATATTAACTCATTTCCACTTCTGTCAACACTTTCTTCTTTAAAATTATAGCCAGCTATTGCACCACGAAGTATTGCACCTCGCTCAAATGTATTTAATTTTTCAATACTTGCTTTTGGAAAATTTGATCTTAATAGCAAAGCCTCAACTGCATCTCCAACGTATGAGTTTTGCTCAAGAAAACCATATTTAATAGTTGACTCAGTTAGGTATTTTGTCCAATCTTGCATACTTGCACCAACAGCCATATCAGAAGATTTTGCATCCCATTCATCAATGTAAAATGTTCCACTCTTAACATACTCATATATATCAAATACAACCGACGACTCTATAGAATGTGACGCTGGAGAAGATCCAGCATACCCCCTGGTCACAACATTTAGAATATTGGGTTGCGTTGTCCCTGAGCATAAAATATATTCTTCTGATTGATTATTATCATCTAATATGACAACAAAGTTGTTTCCGGCCCCGCCAGCAGGAAAAATGCTAATATCGTTAACAATTAAGGATGTTGCTGATGTGTTTGCATTAGCGGTTAAAAATGTTGTTAACTCTGTATTGTTAATATAATCCTCATTTGGTTTTTTAATTCTCCAACCGCTATATATATCAACCTTTAAATCTTTTTTCATATATTTACCAAATTCAGAGGTATTATCAAATACATTAAATTTTTTTGTTGTATTGTCAAAACTAATGCTGGCGGAGGCAGTTTCATTACCACCAATTGGCAAACTTGTTTCGTGTACATCTCTAGTTCTATTTAACGATACAGACATTACATAATTTGTCATATCCTCTTCATACAATGGTACAATTTCTTGTATTCTTGCATGGTCTTGTGGATGTTTTGTACTACGTATGTAACATCTAATTCTTGCAACATTTTGTGTTGATAAAGCAGTAGTTATTAAATGAT